ACTGGTCACCGTCACGATGGTTCAGCTGGTCAAGGTGGTAACATCTTTAAGATTGGCGACCTAGATTTTCTTAACAAAATTGAAGTAGACAGCACCAACAATCGTTTAGGTTTTTATGTAGAGGTTTCTAGTGCAGCAGTCGAGCAGATTCGTATTCAAGATGGCTCTATCGTACCTGTTACTACTAATGATATTGATCTGGGTACTTCCTCCCTTCAGTTTAAAGACCTTTATATTGATGGGACTGCCAATGTTGATAGTCTTACACTAACCTCTGGTGCAACAGTTACAACTATTCTTGATGAAGATGATTTATCTTCAGACAGCGCTACAGCACTAGTAACTCAACAGTCCGTAAAAGCTTACGTTGACTCACAAGTCACTGCACAAGACCTAGACTTCCAAGCTGACTCTGGTGGTGCGTTAAGCATCGACCTAGACA